GATATTAATAATAAAAAAGACATAGAACAATATCGTCAATTCTTAATATCAAACAGTTGGGGTACTCAAGGCTGTCCTTTCATTTTAGAGTTCCCATCATTAAATGTCCCTGATATGATTAAAGACCGAGTGGTCAGAAAGTACTTAAAAATATGAATATTGAAGCATTAGCAAGAATGGCTGGAATTGAAAGCGTAGATTCTCGTAAGTTAAGAGTTTTTGCAGATTCAGTTCTTATTGAACATGATAGTGAATTAAAACAACAATTATTTGTTGCAAAATCCCAAAATGAAATTTATAAAGGTGTAATATATGATGACTGCCATTGATGGACATGAATTTGTTATAGTTGAGTGTTTACAATCATTTCGCACACGTTATGTAGTTGAAGTACCAATTGGTGAAAAAGATTGGGCTTCAGATACAGTTATTATGAATGAAGCAAAAGAATTCTCTCAAGAAAGTATGGGAGAAATGATTATTAGTTCTCGTGTTATTAAAGAAGACGAGATTTTACAATTATGTGATGAAGATAACGATTACTCAAGGAATTGGAATGATGACCATAAATTCAATACTTTCGTCACGTTTAGGAAAGATTACAATGTTTAAGTATTTTACAACTCCTGAAGGCAAATCAGTTGCCATCAATCCCCTGCATGTTATGTCAATTACTGAATACCAAATGAGCAAATCATTTCCAACTGTGGTTATTCTAAGTTTGACAAATGGTAGTAAAGTTACAGTAACTGATAACTATATGGAAACGGTTGCTTCGCTTTCAATTTAATAGTGTACATAAATTCATTTGTGTGTTATAATGTTACATAATATGAAAAAGGTGATCGATGTATACTTCAGTTTTCCAATACGGCAGTAAAATTCTCGTTCGTGGCTACGACCACAACGGGAAGCCATACAAACAAAAGGTTGAATTTGAACCTACCCTCTTTGTAGACTCTAAAAAGACAGATCAAACCTCTGAGTGGAAGACACTTGAAGGTAAGACTGTCTATCCTTTTAAACCCGGTTCCATCAAGGACTGTAAAGAATTCATTGAACGTTATAAAGACGTTTCAGGATTTGGTATCTACGGTCTAAATCAATATGAGTATCAATATATCTCCGATCGATATCCTGATGAGATCATAGCTGATACATCTCTAATCAAGATTTGCACGGTTGATATTGAAACTAAGACTGAATTTGGCTTTCCTAATGTACAAGAGGCTAATGAAGAGATTCTTCTAATCTCTCTAATGGATAATCACACAAAAAAGATCCGTACCTATGGTTGTACAGACTTCACAAATGATAATGAAAATGTAACCTACGTTAAATGCACCAATGAAAAGCAGATGCTTGAGATGTTCCTGCAATATTGGACCATGAATACACCAGATGTTATCACTGGTTGGAATGTAAGCCGTTTTGATATCACATACATTGTTAATCGAGTACGCCGACTTGGTCTTGAAGCTGAAAAGCTATCACCATGGGGTATGATTCGTGATCAAAAAGATCGTGAAACAAACGAAATTTATTATACTATTCCTGGTATTGCCATTCTTGATTACATGGAACTCTATAAGAAGTTTACGTTTACTGCTCGTGAATCATATCGCCTTGACTTTATTGCTGAAGTTGAACTTGGTCAGAATAAACTAGATAACCCATTTGACACCTTTAAAGAATTTTATACCAATGATTGGCAGAAGTTTGTTAAGTATAACATCCATGACGTATACTTGGTTGACAAACTTGAAGATCGTCTAAAGTTAATTGTGCTAGCTACAATCCTTGCTTACAAAGCAAAGGTTAACTTTGAAGATGTAAAATCTCCTGTACGCACCTGGGATATTCTAATCTATAACTATCTTTCTGAAAAGAAGATTGCTGTGCCTATGAAGTCTGCATCTAAAGCAGTACCATTTGTAGGTGGTTTTGTTAAAGATCCAATTGCTGGTTTACATAACTGGGTATGTTCATTCGATTTGACATCTCTATATCCACATATCATTATGGGCTATAACATGTCTCCTGAAACCATCTCAGATCATTGTGAGCATGTTACAGTTGATCAGCTAGTTAACAAGGAACCTATTCGTTTACCTATTCATAATACTATTCACGATCTAGATCTGGCTATGGCAGCCAATGGTTCTTGCTATAAAAGATCTATTCGTGGCTTCCTCCCATCGCTGATGCAAGAACTATATAATGAACGTAAAACATCTAAAAATCAGATGCTTAAGCTTCAGAAAGAGTATGAGAAGACTAGAGATCCTGCAACCGATAAAGAGATTGCTCGACTATCGACTCTTGAGCAAGCTATTAAAGTTACACTAAACTCCGGTTACGGTGCAGTAACTAATGCTTACTTCAGATACTTCGATATCCGTATTGGTGAAGGTATCACAAAGACTGGTCAGCTTGCTTCTCAGTGGATTGCTCGTAAGCTTAACGAATTCATGAACAAAGCTCTTAAGACTGAAGATATGGATTACGTTATCTATTCAGATACCGATTCATGTTACCTCAGTTTGGATAAGGTAGTTCAAGTCCATGCTGCTGACAAAGACAAAGCAGGTAAGATTCAATTCATGACTGACTTTGCAATCAAGGTATTACAACCTTATATTGATAAGTCCTATCAAGAGATGGCTGAGTATACTAATGCTTATGAACAAATGATGAAGATGAAGTTGGAAGTTATTGCTGACGTTGGTATCTTCTATAAGAAAAAGAAATACTTGTTGAATGTCCATAGTTCTGAGGGTGTTGTTTACTCTGAGCCTAAACTTAAAGTTAAAGGCTTGAGTATGATCCAATCATCTACTCCTGAAATCTGTCGTGATAGTCTTCGTGCTTCTATTAAGGTTGCACTAACTGGATCTGAAAAGGAAGTACGTGAATTCAATAAGAAGTTTAGGACTGAGTTTGATCAGCATACTGCAGAGCAGATCTCTTTCCCACGATCTGTTAATGGTATCGATACTTATGGTTCAACTACGGGTATCTATTCTAAAGGTACTCCAATTGCAGTACGTGGTGCTTTATTATATAATCATCATGTTAAACGCTTAAAGTTAGACAAAAAATATACAATAGTCAAGAATGGAGATAAGGTTAAGTTTGTTTTTCTTAAGATGCCTAACCCTATTCATGAGAATGTTATTGCATTCCCTACTGAGCTTCCTAAGGAATTTGGTTTACATGACTATATAGACTATGACACGCAGTATGAAAAGGCATTCAAGGATAGTCTAACTGACCTGGTTGAACCAATGGGATGGGTAATTGATGAAGTTTCTAGCTTGGAGGATTTTTTCGGATGATTTGCAACATTTGTAATAAAGAATATAAACCGGACTGCGAATGGAGTCCATGTCAATTAAATAATAGGAGAAGTAAAATGACTAATTGGGTAAAAGATATTGAAAACATGCATACTAAGTATGGCGTAAATGAAAAAGTAAGACAGTTTGATGCTAATAAATTGGCTGACTTCTTACAATTTCGTATCTCGTTCTTACAAGAAGAACTTGATGAAATGAAAGCTGCAACTAATGGCGATGATGTAGTAGATGCTTTGATTGATCTATGTGTTGTAGCCATCGGTACTTTGGATGCATTTGATATTGATTCTCAAACTGCATGGGATCGAGTACATCAAGCTAATATGAACAAGCAAGTTGGTATCAAAGCTTCTCGCCCTAACCCACTTGGTTTACCAGACTTGATTAAACCAGAAGGTTGGACTGCCCCAACTCATGTAGACAACGTTGGACTCTTAAGTAAACTTTATGACTAATTTTTCATTTGTAGTTGATCAGCATTATCTAGATATTAGATCTCATGCTGCTAATACTTATAACGGATCGAATCTATTTAGAGGTTCATGTGAGTTGCCTGAATATCATCAATGTATTGTAGATCCTAATCAAACATTAACTATAGCAAATGAAAAAGGTTATAGGATTGGTGATACTGAACATGCAATATTAGGTATAACAGATTACAAAATTGATCATCAAGACGGTTTCTACCTAGGCAATGATACAGAAAAAAATATATCAAATGACAAAATAAAGATCATAGTAGTATGGACATGGATGACTTGGCCAAGTGATCATCTTAAAACTGGTGATGAGTTAACTTATAGGATAAAAGGTTGGATAAATGCTAAAGAAGCATTAGCTCTACGAAATCCTAATACTAAACGAGTCAAATACACAAAATTAAATGTACTTTAATTTGAATCTATTATATAATATTATTTTTAGTGAGGTAAATTATGGCATATACAAGAGCATCAGCAAACATTCTTTTAGAAGCAGCAGAAATCCAAGAAAAGAAAGGCCAAGACTATAATAATGCAGCAAGTCGTGTTACACAAGCTGATTATTATCCTAATGGTGTTTATTCAATTCTAGACATCTGTCAAGCAAAAGTACTCCGTATGTATTCAGTTCTAGATACCATGCAAGCAGGTGGTAATCCTAACTTTGAATCTATTGAAGACTCAGCAATTGATTTGATTAACTATGCATCTTTTGTTGCAGCATACGTTCGTGGTCAAGTACCAGGTCAGAAACCTGATCGCGACATCTTTAATAAACCTAAATATCCAGCATTAATTCTAGGAGATAAAAATGTATGCAGTAAGTAATATTCGTCGAATACTTGCAGAGAAGCTTACTAAAGGTGAGTTTGTTACTGATAAAACTGGTGTAAAAACTATTGAGATCATGAATGCATCTTTTATTGCTAATGAACCTGCTATCTTTGGTACAGTCAATGAAGACTATGTCACTCGTGAACTACAATGGTATAAGTCTATGTCATTAAACGTGAACGACATCCCAGGAGGTCCACCGGCGATTTGGAAGTCAGTTGCTACTCCTGATGGTTTTATTAATTCAAACTACGGTTGGTGTATCTATTCTCAAGAAAATGATGATCAATATCTCAATTGTCTTGCAGAACTAAGACGCAATCAAGATACTCGCCGAGCAATCATGATTTATACCCGCCCAGGTATGCAATGGGAATATGGCAAAGGCGGTATGTCTGACTTTATGTGTACTAACACTGTACAGTATCTAGTTCGCGATGGTAAACTTAATGCATTAGTTTACATGAGATCTAATGATGCAGTGTTTGGTTACAAGAATGACTTTGCCTGGCAAGAACATGTCTTAGCCAGTCTTTGCGAAGCTACTGGTATTCCTATGGGTTCTATCTATTGGAATGTCGCAAGTCTCCATGTGTATGAACGTCACTTCAATTTAATTGAAAATAACTAAAATAGTTGTGTACATTAATTCGCATTTAGCTTATAATTACTTATAAATTAAATAAATGAGAAGGAAATACATTATGAAATACTCTACCGCAGTTAACCAAATTAAAAAAGAAGCTCAGTTTTTAGGCATAGGTTTTATGCCACTTGTACAAGATGTTCAAAAACATGGTCGTATGCTTTACAAAGAACGTACTATTGAAGCTGTACAAGTTTATTTAGATACGTATGTAGTTCAACAATTATCAAACATGTTTAAATTTAAATAAGAAGGAATTATATTATGAATATTTTGAATATTGAAAAACGTAAATCATCTGACTACCGCTTTAGTGTTGATATGAATAGTGCAGAAGATGTTATTGCTTTAGGTCAACTTAAAGCTCTTATTAAACAAACTAATAAGACTGCATACAAAAAGCAACGCGTATGTCTTAAAGGTCGTTTAGGTTCTGCTTCTAATCCTGCTCGTGCTAAGTATCGTGGTAATCCATGTTACACCGTTGCAGTGGCGGATGCAGAGTACTTTGATGTTTATGTTTACAGAGCTTATTAATGACAACATATTATATTAGCCACCCATTCAAGCCAATTGACTGGACATGGCATCGTCGATTCATCAATCTAGCAAAGGAATACTCTTCTTGGAGTAAAGATCCTTCTACACAGGTTGGTGCAATTGCTATTGATCCTAATACACGTCGAGTTTTATCTGGTGGATATAACGGTTTCCCCCGAGGTATTGAAGACACCAACGAACGTCTCAACAATAGAGACTTAAAGCATTCGTTAGTAGTTCATGCTGAAATGAACTTGATTTACAATGCTACTCGATCAGGTATCTCCCTCGAGGGAGCCTCACTCTATGTATGGGGTTTACCAGTATGTTCTGAATGTGCCAAAGGTATTATTCAAACTGGTGTTAAAGTTGTATATGTTGCTGAGTCTTGTGTAGATATTAAACCATTCTGGATTGAGTCTTGGAATAGGACTAAGTCTATGTTCACCGAAGCCGGTGTAATCTTTTGTGTAGTACCAGGAGTATAAAATGATTATGAGTACTAAAAGTGAAATTATTAGAGATCAAGTTGAAGATATTTTAGACCACTTTAACTTTGATAAAGTTAAGAAAACTATGGATGCACTTCAATGGCTATGGTATGATACTATTGGCGTACCTGAAATTTCAGATCTTCGTAAATGCGCTCGTTGCCTTTTAACTGAAGCAAGTGAAAAGGTAATGAACACTAATGAAATGCCAGCAGAATCTAATATGGCTACTGGTGGTTTCAGAGCAGCGGCTTATCGTTATGATGACACTGATAAGATTTACTTTAGACTATCATTTGAAGTATCTGTATGGGATAACTATGACTAATATTCGTATCATTAAGACAGGAATTAATGTCTCAAAGATACTAAAGCAATTAAAACAGTATCCTGAAGATTGGGGTGATCAAACCAAAATGCAGGGTACTGACTCAATGCTGAATTATGGTTTCCCTGAAGTAGAAGCAGGAGTACTTCAACTTGTAATGGGTGGGGTAAGAAGCATGGATGAATATGTAGGGGATACAGAAATTTGTATCCCTACTCCTGCTGCTAAACATCATACAGAAATAATAGGTTTTCTAAGAAGAAATTTTAAGAAGTTTAGTCGATGTGGTTTCCTATCTCTACCAGTTGGTGGTAAAGTAGGTAAGCATATTGATATTGGTAGTTATTATCAAACTCGTGATCGATATCATCTTTCGATCCAAGGTAGTTATAGATATATGGTAGGAGATGAATCAGTTATTGTTGAACCTGGTACTTTGCTTTGGTTCAATAACAAGCTAGAACACGGTACAGAAAATGTTGGAGATGAAGTAAGAGTTACATTTGTATTTGACGTACCACACTCAAAAAACAATCCATAGGAGAATATATGAAAGAAAAATTTAGAATTCTTTGTAATATAATTGGTGTAGTCTTAGTCGCAGCAGGCGCATATCATGGTTGGCAAGGTAATTTTGATCAAGGCTCATTTTATTTACTGTCAGCGTTGCTAGTAACTATTGAATATTAAATTGTACATAATATACACATTAGTGTATAATAGACATACAAATCAAGCTAAAGGGCAAAAATGAGTATATTAGATAAAATTAAAAAGAATTCTACTATTAAGGATACTGCTATCCTGAAGGATTCTAAATTCTTTACAAAGAAGGATATGATCCCTACTTCTATTCCTGCAATCAATATTGCTTTGTCAGGGCGTTTAGATGGTGGACTAACTCCAGGTCTTACCATGTGGGCAGGTCCTTCAAAGCACTTTAAAACTGCGTTCTCTTTGTTAATGGCAAAATCCTATATGGATAAGTATGACGATGCAGTTCTTTTATTCTACGATTCAGAGTTTGGTACTCCTCAGTCCTACTTTGACTCATTTGGTATTGACACTGGACGTGTAATCCATACTCCAATTACGGATATTGAACAACTTAAGTTTGATATTATGCAACAATTGGATACTAAAGATGGTATTGTTCGCGGTGATCACGTGATTATTATTATTGATTCTATTGGTAACTTGGCTTCTAAGAAAGAAGTTGAAGATGCTCTTGAAGGTAAATCAGTTGCTGATATGTCTAGAGCTAAGCAAATCAAGTCTCTATTCCGTATGGTAACACCTCATCTTACTATTAAAGATATTCCAATGATTGTAGTTAACCATACTTACAAGACTATGGAATTGTATTCTAAAGATGTAGTGGGCGGTGGTACAGGTTCATACTACTCAGCAGATAATATCTTTATTTTAGGTCGTCAACAAGACAAAGATGGTACTGAATTACTAGGGTATAACTTTATTATTAATGTGGAGAAATCACGTTATGTACGAGAAAAGTCTAAAATTCCTGTCTCAGTTAAATTCGATGGAGGGATATCTCGCTGGTCTGGCTTGCTCGATATGGCTCTTGAATCAGGTCACGTTATCAAACCTTCTAATGGCTGGTATTCCCGTGTTAACACTTCTACTGGTGAAATAGAAGAAAAGAAATGGCGTATTAAAGATACCGATTCTAAAGACTTCTGGTTACAGATCCTTACAGATAAAACATTCCAAAAATGGGTACAAGACAATTATCAAATCTCTCATGGTGCTATTATTTCTGATGAAGATATTGATGATGAGTTAGCTTTAATTGAGGATGATGTAGATGCATGAAATCTTACATGAGGAAGTTGGCACCCTTCCAAATGGTGCAATCAAAATAAAGTTTACAAATACTGACTTTAATGATATAATACTAAGTATAGGTAAAGTTTCTTTTGAAGATCAAGGTGAAGGTGGAAGTGTATTGCATTACGAATACGATGTCCTTGAGCATAAGAAAGACTTTGTGAAAGAAGATCTAGATAAATTGGTTGGTGACTTTGTTATGCAATCAATTATGAAGGGTCTAGAAAAGAATGATTTAATTTACACGGGCGGTATTGATGACAATAGAGAAGCAGATCTTAAGTAACTTAATTAATGATGAAGATTATTGTCGTAAAGTAGCACCATTTATTAATCCACAGTATTTTGCTGATAGAACAGATAGAATTCTTTCTCAAGAAATCTTGAAGTTCTTCGGTAAATATAACAAACCTGTAACTAGAGATATATTATTAATTGAGGTTAGTAATCGTACTGACCTGTCTGAGCCTGAACTTAAAACTATTAATGAAAGTATTAAAGGGTTGGTGACTGAGGATATTAATCCTGAATGGTTATTAACTCATACTGAAAAGTTTTGTAAAGATAGGGCGGTATATAATGCTATATTGGATTCAATTAAGATTATTGATGGCAAAGATGACAAACATACTCAAGAGGCTATTCCCAACATTTTGTCTGATGCTCTTGCTGTATCTTTTGATAATCACGTGGGCCATGATTATCTCATGGATGCAGACTCTCGTTTCGACTTTTACCATAGGGTAGAAGAAAAGTTATCTTTTGGTTTGGATCTAATGGATAAGATTACTGCTGGTGGTCTATCTAAGAAAAGTCTTAATGTAGTACTTGCAGGAACTGGCGCAGGTAAAACCCTGTTCATGGGTCATCTTGCAGCAGCAACTCTCCTACAAGGACGCAATGTCCTGTATATTACAATGGAAATGGCAGAAGAAAGAATTGCAGAACGTATTGATGCAAATTTATTAAATCTTTCCATGGCAGAATTGAAGGTCATCGATAAGAAGACCTTTGATAATCGTGTTGCCAAGATTGCGGGCAAGACACAAGGTAAGCTAATCATCAAAGAGTATCCAACAGCAGGTGCGCATTCAGGCCACTTCCGAGCTCTTCTCGAAGAGTTAAAAATGAAGCGGGAATTCAAACCTGACTTGGTGATTGTTGATTATCTAAACATTTGTGCCTCTGCCCGTGTTAAGGCTGGATCAAATATTAATTCTTATACTCTTATTAAGTCTATTGCTGAAGAGCTCCGGGGCCTCGGTGTTGAATATAATGTACCTATTATGACAGCTACACAAGTAACGCGTGGTGGTTATAATAGCTCTGATGTAGAACTTACAGATACTTCAGAATCTTTTGGTTTACCTGCAACAGCAGATCTTATGTTTGCTTTGATTCGTACTGAAGAGTTAGATGATCTTAATCAAGTCATGATTAAACAACTTAAGAATCGATATAATGATCCATCTTATTATAAACGATTTGTACTTGGTATTGATCGTTCTAAGATGAAACTATATGATGTAGAAGAGTCTGCTCAAGTAGGTTTATCAGACTCAGGTCAAGATGATGGTCCAGCTTTTGATAAAAGTAAGTTTGGTGAACGGCAACGATCGGAAGGATTTGATTCTTTCAAATAACCCAGGGAGCTTCGGCTCCCTTTTTTATTATAAATATAAAATAATTGTGTACATTATTTCTGAGATGTACTATAATGAATCACGTTATCAAATAACGTAATTCAATTAACTTAAGGAACTTATATGATGTATAACACAGATTTAGACATTGACTTTTTGAAAAACGCACAGAAGATCACATCTTTTAATATTAAAGCATCTGATTTTCAATCATTAACCTATAAGAAAGAATTGCAATACCTATTTTGGTTTCACTTCTTTCCTAAATTTGATTTATCAAGAACAATTGATGGTATTGATAAAAACAAATTAAATAACTTAATTACTGAACTAAAACGTCAAGATTCAAATATGTTTGCAAAACTGCATGCATATAATCTAAAGGGTATTGGTCCAGGTGAAACTACTATTTTCTTTTTAGTTAACAATGCAATATTAGGTGGTGGATCTTCTGCTGGTGCTGATATTATAATTGATTCTAAAAAGTTTGAAGTAAAAGCAGTAACAGTTACTGCAGATGGATATGCATCAAACTTTAAGCTTGGTGGTACAGTTCCAATTGCTGGTGTTATATCACATCTTAATTTACTTCGTGAGAAATTAAAATTAGGCGGTCAAGCTTCAGAGATTAATGGTTCTATGATTAACATGATGAAGAGTAGAGAACCAAAAACATTTGCAGCAATTGAAGATGAGTTTCAATGGATAGCTTATAATCATTACTTTAAACAACATGATGTAATTTTTATTAATAATGGTGCTGGTAATAAATTAGGCACTATTGAAGCAATTAAAAGAGTACAAAAAGATGATATTAAATTGGAACGGTTAACCTCAGGTACAATCAAACCAAGGGTAAAACTGTAACACTTTATTACAAAATAGTTGTGTACATTAATCAACAAATAGAGTATAATAACAATATGAAGAAATTTTCAGAATATCTAAAAGAAGATCAAGAATACCAAGATGGTGGTTTAAGTATTTTTGATATTGATGACACACTATTCCACACAACTGCTCAAATCGGTGTAATCAAAGCTGGTAAGAAAGTTAAGAGTCTTACTAACCAACAATTCAATACTTATAAATTGGGTGATGGTGAAAGCTTTGATTATACTGAGTTTGCAGATGCTGCTAAGTTTAATGCAGAAAGTAAACCAATAGTTAAGATGCTTGATAAAGCAAAAGCAATTCTTAAAAATACTTTACATACCCCAAACAGTAAAGTTATTATTGTTACAGCACGTAACGACTTCGATAACAAAGAAATCTTTCTTAATACATTCCGTAAACACGGTTTTGATATCGACAAAGTTCGTGTAGAACGTGCTGGTAAGATTAACGATGTTAGTGATGTAGCATTTAAGAAAGTTATCATTATTCGTAATTATATAAATACTAAGAGATTCAAACGAGTTAGATTGTTTGATGATAGTATGAGTAACCTAAAAGCTTTCTTGAAACTTCAAACAGAATATCCAATGGTTAAGTTCGAAGCTTATTTCGCAAATCACGACGGTACAATAAAGACAGTAAAATGAAAACATTAAAAGACTTTATTAATGAAGCTAAAATTAAAGATCCGGCTCCAGCAGATGTTCCTCAACATATTTGGGATCTACATGTTAAACATGCTAACGTAGAAAAAGATAATGCTAAGTCTGGCCACGAAAGTGGAGTCCAAAAAAGAAGACAAACAATGTCTTGGAGACGTTTAAATAAAGCAGTTAAAGATCATGTTGGTGAAGGTGATAGAAAGCAATTAGAATATCATTGGAAACTACAAGACCATTATAAAGAAAGACATCCTGATCTAGATGAGTCATTACAAGAAAGTCTTTCTACAAAAGAAGGTGTACATAAAGCTGGCGTTGAAAGACTAACTAATGCCTTTATTAAACATGGTGTAACACATCGTAACTATAGCGATAAAGTTACTAATTCTCCACGTAAGTATCGTGTTATGTCAGATCATGAAGATAAGATTGAAGCACATATTCATGCTCTTCCAGATGTATCTAAAGTACGAGATCATAGTGGTAAAAAAGAATCAGAAGAAATGCTAAATAAAATTAGATACGATGCACTAACAAAAGCAACAGATCATTACAAACAAAAACACGGGTATGACGACTAATGAAAACATTAAAAGACTTTATGGTAGAATCTAAAGACTCATTTGAGTATCATTTAGGTAAGTTGCATAAGACCGCTAAATCTATCTCTACACATAAATCATATGGCGGTCATGTAGGTACTAAAAGATCAGAAGAGTTAAGAGATCGCTATGATTACCATTTAGGTCAAATTAAAAAACACCATAATGATCAATGGAAACTTCATTGTACTGCCAATGATATGGAACCTAACCATTGTGGTGCAGACATGTATGCTTAAA